TGGGAATCCAACTGGGTCAGAATCGAACATTGCAGATACGTCTGCGCCGAAGTCAATTTGGAAGAACTGTAGTGTTACGCCGTTCTTGTAAAAAGGTGCTACTACCTTTTCGTTTTTGTTTGTTAATGTTGCCATTTTAATGGTCTCCTTAATCGTTTTTGAACTCCCCTATGGAGCTCGTTATGTTTTTATTTAGTCTCTTTGAAAAAAATTTACTCAAATGACTGATTAATCGTCATCTTTTAGGTCACCCTCGATAACTTTTAACCCTTTAGCAGTTTCTTTACTATCACGTAACTTACGTATACCCCTAGTAAATTTAGTAGGATCACCTGCTTTGATGCTGTTTAAGAGGCGCCGCTCTAACTCATACGCCTGCTCAGGTGGGAAATTTTCCTTAATGATTGCTAAAAGATTAATTGCGCTATTAATGACATGAGCAGCTCTACTTTCTACAATAGCTTCGCCGTCTTTCTTAAGCGTAATTGAATTTAGTTCTTCTAATAGGCTTTTTGTGGCTCTTTTCAAGTTAGTATCCTTTGCAATATTTAGTTTCAAATAAAGTATAATAGATATTTTGGTAAAATACTATCTTGTTTTAACTCAGTAGAAACACTAATATATAAATACAGAGTCAGTAGAAACCATGAGTCTACCCACACTTACAGAGGAAAAAATATGAAAATTATATCAGAATTTATGCTAGGACTAATGGAACGTTTAAGTGAGATGTTTCCGGGATCTAGTTATCAAAGCCGCTTAGACGCATATCTAAGCACCAAAGGCATTACCGATGCCGCACAGTTGGAAACTTACGTCCGACAATTTAATTCTCAAAAGGAAAACTATCTATGAAAAAATTACTAAACATTCTATACGAAATTGGCCTAAGCATTGGTCAAGCTCGTGCTGCTTCTGCTATGGTTCGTGCAGGCATGCACAAAGAAGCACAGACATTACTGGCTGGCAAGTAATATCGTATTTTGTCAGATCGCTTTACACAGCGTAACAAGATCTATATAATAAATACTTAGGCAGTAATGATACTGCTTATACAAACATACACACAAGGAGAAAAATATGTTTTCAGCATTTGCACCATACTTTACGCTCGAGGCACAGATCGATGCGTTTCAAACTACCAAGCGTGGTTTAACAGATAAGATCATCACTGATCCTACATTGAACAAAGCGGCACACCAATACATCGATGCTCAGACTACATTTGCCAAGATGTTGTCTAAGAACTTCGCTGATCTTGCCAAGTATTCCGTGGATTCTTTTGCCAACAAGGCATTTCCACAGACTAAAGAAAAAGCCACTACTAAGGCTTAATACACACATACAGGAAAAAAATATGACAGACTTTAATACACCAAAGCTACCAGAAGTTAAATTTAATAAGAACGGCTACGAAATCCGTACAGACATTCTAGGCATGGCAAAAAGCCTAGTACAAGAAGATTTCCATGCTAAATTTCAAGGCTGGGAAATGACTGCTACTCGTGACGAGAAGACTGGTCAGATCGTCAGTACTGTTGCAATGCCGACTTTTCCAGGACTAGACAAAGTTCTTGAAACAGCAGAAAAAATGTACGCATTTGTCAACGCTGGCGCCAAGAAATAATTTATAATAATATTAGGGCATAGCCCATAAAATAATATACTAGAAAATAAAAAAGGACCTTCGGGTCCTTTTTTTATAGTGGCTTGCTTCTTAGATAGTTAGGATATCGTTTATTGAAGTTACGCATAATAACTCCTGCTATCTCATGTGCTTGATTTTCATGCGGACTACCTGTTTCACCACTAGTATCCGTTAGCTCACCTTGCTGATCTTGTTTGTAATGAACCAGCTCGTGTGCCACTGTTCTCAGTATGTCAACAGGGTGACGGTTCTTTAAGGCAACTAACAGCATATTCTCACTCGGCACGTATGCACCAAAGCTGGGCTGCTCGCCTGTATTTAGATCCGGGGCAAACTGCATCTTAGGCAACTGATCTATTTCAAGGATCTCCATAGCTAGAGGTAGAAACTTTTGAAACATTTCCACAACGTTGGCATTTTCCTCTGCGCCTTCAACAATAAACTGACGTGCTCTCATAGCAGTATTTAGCGCCGAACAAAATGATAATCACCGTCGGGTCCGTTGTTGCTAAAGATACCCAAACAGTCGAACCCTTGTGTGTCCATATATGCTATTACATCATCTTTTAACGGGGCACCTTTATTGTATTCTACAACCTGTAGTTCTAGAATAACATGTTTCACTGTGGATAATGTTTCTACAGCACCCTTTAGCACATCTAACTCTGCACCTTGTACATCCATTTTAATCATATCTGGGGGAGGAAAGTTTTTAAGGCGGCGTACAGCATCTAGGGTCACTGTCTTTAGCCTACGACGATGTGTTTCGTTAAAGTAGTTGACTGTTTCGGGATTTACTTCTTCGTTTTCTTTGTAATAACTGTTGCCACCCGGATGTACATCATTTTGATAGAAGTCAACTTCTTTGCCACTCTGGTCACTTAGCACACCCATATGATATTGCAAATTACGTTCTTTATATAGGAACTCGCTACTGTCCATTGCTTCAAATACAACATACTTTGCTCGATCCCAAATACGTTGTGCTTCGTTAGTCCAGTGCAGAACACATGCACCGATATCGTATATAACCTTTGGTTCAAACCCTTCATTCTTGAGTTTGGCAAGATAATCTACATGGTTACGAGGAATCAGTCGTTGACTTCCTAACTCCCGTAAACGATCCTGTATGTTAAACGGTGTTACATCTGGGGCAGCAGTAATGGCATTATCTACATTAAAAGTAAAGCTGCCAGTATGGCTGCATAACACACTGGGATCTGCCCAAATTTTAAATCCTTTGTCCCGGGCCTTGCGACAGAAATCTACATCTTCTGAAACAGTGTTCCTATGATCGATAGCACTATAATACTTAAATTGTGGATAACCTATTTCACACATAACTTCTGCTTTGACTAGAGCACAACCAAATCCACAGCCGGCAATTTCAACTAAAGGTCTACCCTTTAGCTTTTCATACGGCATATTGCTTACTCCGCCATTCTGATTGTGTTCATATATTTCTAAAATATGTAATCCAGGTTTACGTTGTATGTATAAACCGCTGACAACATCCTTATCGTGCGATAGCAACTTTGACAGTGTGTTAGGAGGGAAGCTAATATCACTATCTACACTGAATAGATAATCAAATCCTTTTACTACCCAGTCGGCAATCAAGTTGCGTACCTGATCAATATTGTATCCGTAAAAATATTGGAACGTTGCTTCGTAGCCCTCGGGGATGATTAAGTCATAGATACTTTTAAAAGTTTCCGGTTCAATATTACGAGCTGTTGGAATTGCTATGAGAATCTTTTTTTTAGATGGATTCATTTTTTTAATAATAGATTTAGCTGCTACGTTTTGTTCAATAGCATTTACTTTGTAATCGTTGAGTGGATTAACATCATTGTAATTATATACAATATCTTGTAGACATTTAACTTTACTAGGATCAGCATTTTCGATTAGTGCATAGAAAATACTGCCGTCACCGCCTGCCTTATACCATGCACCTGTGTCATCTTGGAATAGGCTATCGTCTAGACCGTCAATTAACTGTTGTTTAAATGTGCGTAGGTGTGTGTAAGGTAAGATCCAATTAAAGTGATGATTCCTGTATTCTTTGCTGTTCTTTACGTGCTCGGGATAAGGCTGACTAATCAATGGAATATTATCAACCATTGACCAGCAACTACCGTAGGTAAATTCTGTTGTGCCGTCATACACATTGTTATAGTAGCTGAACACAGTGTTGTCATTAACTAGACTGTCGTCACCGTCGAGTATCATTACAATAGCATTGGGATCTTGTAGACTTCTAAATGTATCTATTTGATTTTTTACTGCGCCTACGTTATTTTGATTTTCAATAACTTCAAACTTGGCTCGAATGTGTGCAGGATAGGCTGACAGTGCAGTGTACAATGCTTCCAGTGTATTATCAGTACTTGCATCGTCTACCAAAATACATCGATAGTTGTCGTAGTCTTGTGTAGCAATACTGTTGATGCAACGTGCAATATAATTTTTGCAATTGTAGAATGTGCTAACAACCACAATAGGTTGCTCTGTTCCCGGCTTGTAATCTTCTAATTCAACTGTATTATGAAACTTGCGATTGTAAATCTTGTGCAGTCTGTGGTTGATTTTGCTAACAGCACGATAGTCACTGCTGCTTAGATAATGTCCTGTCTTTTTATAAAAATGCTGCTTCCATTGCAGTGCTACACTGTCCCAACCCGCAATGTCTTTAACAATGTTGCAATAGTATTGTTTCTGTTGATGTAGATACGGATTACGATATGCTTCTACCGTGGTCTTGACAAACTGTTCAACCTGTGTTGGTACACTGATATCCGGAAACAGTCCATTGGGTTCAATAGCATAGTCAATTAAGTAACAAGCACCTGCCACTGCAATTTCTTCTAATGCACCAAAGCGGCAAGTTATGATAGGAGTGTTGTAGCATAAACTCTCCATTGATGAAATGCCGTAGGTTTCCGGAAACGCTGCCGGATACAGCATGAAGTTAGCAGTAGTTAGTATATCGGCAATTTCTTTCTGCGGTATAACACCTGTAAATTCTATACCTTGTGCTGCTAGCTGCGGATCAGCAGCCATCTCGCGCCAATCTTTTTCTTGTTGATCAGGTTCTGCATTTGTGCTAAATCTATAGTAGCCGCCTATGACTTTTAGTTTAGCTTCAGGTATATGTCGCTTGACATGTGGCCAGATCATTTTAACCAGCGGAATCATTCCTTTGGTCACTGATGCATTATAAACAAACAAATTCTTATCTTTGGCTTTGATATCCACTTCGCGATTATAGATGCGTACACCGTTACGTGTGATGAACATCTTACGCTTTAGTACTTCGAAGTTTCGTCTGCGGCCATGATGACAGTTAGTAACATAGGTTAGGTGGAAATCGCTTAGTGTAAAGATGTCTGTAATTCTATCTGCAACAGCAAGCTCTTCGATCAAGTTATCGCCTAGACAGAATGTGTCGTGCATCCACAATACTCGCATTTTAGCTTTACTGATAATCCTGTCGTATAGATTCATAGACATGAATGGTACACTGCGATTATCGTTTAATCTCGGATAATCTTTCGGATCAGTGAATGGAATAATTGTGCGACTGCTTATAACAATATCAAACTCGTGATTGTTAGCTAGATCTGTAAGTGGCCTATAAGTTACTGTGTCGTACTTGCCAGGTACTGCATGATCAATGTTACAGTTATTGAACACTGTAACATCAAATCCAATTTGTGCGAGTTCCCTACTCATTAGGATAACAGCACTTTCGCTGCCTCCTAGTCCTTGTTTGAATACCGTAGTTCCGTCGTATGGGATGCCGATAATATCTATAATAGCTAGCTTCATGCTATTAATTATACAGTATATCTTAGTAGGGTCAATGATATTGATTTTTACTCATTGATCGGATAATGCTCGTGAAATTAATCTTTTAATAATCTAGGTAAGACTCTGTCAGTGCTGTAAAGTTAAGAAGTTTGGT